AATTATCTGAATTAAATGACAGAACATTAAGACAGTTAGAAGAGAGAAGAAGCCAATTCATAGATCCGTTACAAGAATCTACAATAAAAAAACTAGAGCAAGGAATTGATGCCCCTTTATTTCAGAGAAAAGCATTATTTACTACTGAAGGACAAACTCAAGAGCTCCCACTCAAAACAGCTCTTGCTGAAATGAATGAAACTGGAGATACGTTCAAAATTGACAATGATGCAATAAATAAAGCCTTGATAGAAAGTGTTGCTGGAAAATTTGGAGTGGAAGTAGGAGTTGGCTTTAATCCGTCAAAACTTCAAAAAGATTTGTTTTTAGGCATGCGAGACATAGATGTGAGGGGAGGAAGAATTAGTGCATCCGATATAAGAAATATAACCGCTCAATCATTTTCAAGCATTGATGATCCAGATGAAAAATTAAGATCATATCTTTTTGGCGTAGACAAGGGGTTAATTCAAGCCACAGATCAAGAAGTTCAGCAAGCAGAAGCTGCTCTTACGGCAATGAAAGAAGATCAAAAAAATATAAAAGCTATAAAAGGGCAAAGACAAAGACAATTGATAGGGGCAAAAGGGGTTGCAGAGTTTGAATCCAAGTCAATGGATGGCTTAAGAACATTAAACGAACTCATATCTCAGTCTGGAGGTATTCGAGGAGTAATTGCAGCAGAAGAAGAAAAAATATTTACGGAGACAACAACTGCTCTTAGATTTACTCAAACATTTAATGAAGTTTTAAAAGCCCAAATAAAAACTAGGCTTAAAAGCTTAAGAAACGATGAGACAATTGCAGCAAATGCGGATAGTGCATTAATTATTGGAGCAGAAAGAACAAGAGAACAAAGAATAGGAGCAGAAAGAAGACTTGCTTTTATGGATACAGATTTGGGACAAACGCAAAATCAAGACATGCTTTCTAAAGAAATAACTAGTCAAGAAACTTCTGCGAGATTAGCAGAGGAAAGATTAAATTATTTAGCATCAAATCAAAGCGAAGAAATACGTTTAAGAGAAGCAATGCTAAAAGAAGACAGAAGTGCTCTTGCGACTAAAATTAGAACTAATCAAATATTGATTGATAATGAAAACTTTGAAAAAGAAAACGAATTATCTGGATTAGGAAATTTTGTAGAAAGGTCTCAAAGTGCAATAATGGACTTAAGAGAAAGAGGTCAAAATCTAGGCAGGTTTTCGTTGGGCGATGCGGGATTTAATATAGCAAACGATATAACTGCCTTAGCCGAGGATTCTAGCCTAGCAACAGGTCGAGCGAGCATACTAGGGAGAACAGGGAACGATCAAGTTGCATCAAAAGCAATTAGCGAAGCTATACAGAAACAAAACGAATTAGCTAAAGAGTATGGAACTTTTTCTCCAGTAGTAGATACGTTAAGAGAAAAAATAGCTCAGTCAAGTGTTAACGTAGCAACATTTTCAGAAAGACTTACGGCAATAACTTTTGACAATGTGAGAACAGGACTAGTTGATTTAATAAAAGACTTAGGCGATGCATCAAAAACATCTGGCGATGCATGGAAAAACTTTGCAAGAGGATTAGCTACTACTATTGGAGATGCACTTATACAAAGAAATGTAGATGTAATTATGCAGTCATTGGCTCCAATATTTGGAGCTGATTTAAGAGGGGTAGAAGAAAGAAATCTAGCGATAAATCAAGCAATTAGTTCTGATCTTCGTACTGGGCTTGGAGCTCAAGGAGCAATTGCGATGGGCATTTCCACACTTAATTCAAGATTTACGGAACTAACTCAAGCGATGAATGCTTCTTCAGGAGCTGGATTTTATTCTGGAGGGCCAGTTTCGGGAAAAGCAGGAAGAGATGTAATACCAGCCATGCTAACAAATGGAGAGTATGTTATAAATGCAAGGTCATCAAAAAAGATTGGAAGAGAGGCATTAGATCAAATAAACGAAAATGCGGAAATACCTGATGAAGTCTTATCAAGATCAACAATTAACAGAACTCTTTCTATAGAAAAATATGATCCTTTTGATGACGATAATTTACAAAAATATGATCCTGGAGGAAAAGTAGACTCCTCTGACAAACCTTGGGTAGAAAGTTACCTGCAAAGACAAGGAGCAAAAGGCAAAGCATTTCTTAACCAAGGATTGCCCACAATGATTGGAACCTACACAGGCTCACAATTATATAGAAAAAACTCTAACAAACAACCAAAGGTTGAAAGAGAAGAAGAATTTAACCAAGCTAAATTAAAAAGCTTAAACACTAAATCAGTAATAGACTCAAAAAATCTTACAGGTAGAGCAATTGCTGAAGACAAAACTCAAAGAGAATATGGAGGGTTTTTACTAAGACAGGCAGACAGAAGAGTACAAAAACAAAATCAAGAGTACATGGAGGGAGTCCAGCAAGCAAATTCAATCAAAATGGCTGTAGCTTCTTTCGTTGCCGCTGAAGTAGTTAGTGCTGCAGTAGATTATGTTGGAACAAAAGTGACTAAAGCATTAAGAGAAAACCAAACAGCAAATGCATTTGAAGCATATCAAAAGAAGGGCGGAGAATTAGAAAAAGAAGGATATGTAAAGAAAATTAGAAGTGGAAGAATCGAAAATCCAGCTACAGGAACAGTTACCGATGCAGCACTTATACAAAGATCTACCTTTGCAGGAAAAGAAATCGACAGACTTCAAGAGTCCATAGCCAAAAGAAATTACATGGGCATGGATCCCAAAAACATAATAATAGATAAAGATGCATATAGGGCTGCCAGAAAGATGGGTGGAGATGCCTTTAGTGTTCCTTACTCTACTCCTTTTGGGAATGGAGAAACATGGGTTCATAGAGGAAGCAGGCTTAGCAGGGCAAATCAAAAACAATTTAGTTTCCTCAATGATTATAAAAATCCTTCTAGTTTTACATTTAATTCAATGGGAGAATTAATGGTAGAAAAAGGTTATTATAAAGGAGGCACAGTACAAAAGAAAATTTTGTCTAAGGAATCTGAAAAAAGCAAATTAATACAAAAAACTATAGAAAATATAGAAAAACAAAATATATCAAATATAACAAATAATTCTATAGTAGAAGGGATGCTTTCGTCTATAAAAGGATTCAAGTATCAGTACAAAAACAAAGGCGGTTCAGTAGCTGCGATGTTAACTGACGGAGAGTATGTATTCAATAAAGATTCCTCAGGAAAAATAGGCAATAGATTATTAGAAGCTATCAATAAATATAACGGGGGAGGCTTTGTTTCTGGGCAAAGAGGAATAGATAAGGTCGGCCCCTTTATGCTAGAAGATGGATCTTTTGTGATCAATGCCAAATCTACCCAAAAAATGGAAGAAGACCATCCTGGCATTATGTCAATGCTGAGTTCAAAACCTAATATAGCAAAAGCAATGCTTTCAGGATTTAATCAGGGCGGAAGAGTAGGAGGGCAAGGTTCTGCAACGATAAATGAATCCGAAAGAAGTCAGGATAAAATTGCAAATCAAACAAACCAAAGCAGAGAAAACACAAACAATATAAACATATCAATAAACATTGATAAGTCAGGATCAACTTCTGAATCGACTAATATATCTGCAGAGGAAGAATACAGGGAAAATCAGGAAATGTCTAGCAGGATAAAGGATGCCGTTCTTAATGTAATCAGACAAGAAAAAAGAATAGGCGGCGAGCTGTATACTTAAAATGAAAGAAGGTTATGTAAGTTACGAACAAGCTTTTTTTATAGATGGACTTCAGGTTTCTGGAGTACAATCAATACAAGGAGGTTACTTTATTACTGAGGCTCCAGTCAATGTACTAGGTTTTGGTAATGTAGGAGAGAGCTTTTTTGAAGCATCACCTAATCAAGGGCAAGCTGCACCACCAAGTAATATGGCGGCATTGGTTTCTCCAATAGAAGGAAGGTTTGAAATAGAGTCTACATTAGCATCAAGCGATCTTTATCTAAATTATACTGGCGGCCAACCATTTTCTGGAGGAGTAGTTTATTCAGATAAGTCATTTGGTTTTAATAGCGGATATATATCGCAACACCAAGTAAGCTGTCAAGTAGGACAACTTCCCTCTACTTCTACTTCAATACTTTCATTCGGTGATGTAGGTAGCGGAATAAATCCTAAAGAAGCAAGCTTTCCTCATGCAAACCCTGGTCCAGTTGCTTTTACAAATCAAGAAAACATAAGGGTAACATGCAGGGGCTCTTCAACAAATAGAGTAGTTGCTGCATCATATAGGCTATCTACTCAACTAGACCCAATATATGTACTAGGTAATACATTTGCTCATCAAGTTGATGTAGTTTGGCCAATGATAGGAGAAATGGCATTTAGTATAGAGACTGACGACTATGAATATAAAGCAATGCGAGACTATTTTGTAAAGCCAGAATTAAGTGACGTTTCTATGGAAATTTTTGATTGTGATCAGAATCTAATACAAAAATATGAAATAATAAGCGGAAGGCTTGTAACTGAATCAATATCTACAAGTGTTAATAATCTTATTTCTGTAGATTTATCATATAAAACTTTTTATAATAAAAGATAATGTCAGAGTATATAAGATATGAGGATGTTCCTGTTGTAATAGGTTCTTTAAATAAAGAGCCTAGCTTTGTATTTTCAAATCAAGCTTCATTGTCAATCCAACAGTCTTTGCCTGTAAAAAGATATATTGATGACCATGTAATATCTTTTACTAATACTGGAGACATTAGCTTTCTGGCAGACGAAGTTAAAACTTTAACATTAGGCAGTCAAGGTGGGCCAGCTATACCGCTTGCTGACTCTATAGAAATAGTACCTAGTGGGACATTAATAACATATCCAACTGGAAACAAATTATATTTTGAAGAAGATACTCTTCCTGGAACTTATTTTATAAAAGTAAGAGCCGAAAATGATTGCGTAATAAGTGAATCTATAGATTGCGAAAATGGAGAAATAGAAGTTCAAAGGAATTATAGCACAGATAACCCTATAGCTGGAGACCTTATAATTAACTTTTACTTAGATTCAGGAAATTTAAAATCATTCTTTGATTTAACTGGAATTTTTTCTGAAGATGATTACCCTAGAGTAAATGAAAATAAAGTAACTGGATTTTTTGGGAATTATTTTTTCGAAGATGCATATCTTGAGTCTTTAAATTTTTCCTGTAGAGCCTTTTATCCATTTACAGCCACTGCAAGACTTAAGACTTTTGGAACATTAAGATATGATGCATCTAACATAGATAACTTTTTTAATAATCCAGAATATAATGCTCAGAAAAACTTGCCTCACGGAGCAAGGACAAATATAGTTGGCAAAGAAGATGCAGGGATGACAACAAATCTTTCTTTTGATTATACAATTAATTCTAACAGATCTTATGAATTTAATCTTGAGACTGGAGGAGCAAATGGGGAAGGCGGAGAACTCCCAGTAAGATCAACCAAAGAAGAAACAGTAAAAGCCTTAAGGATAGAGGGAGAAAATATAAACCCTTACTTAACTTTATCAGGAAAAAGAGCAAATTTAAAAATAGAACTAGAGGATATAGGGTTTACAGATTTTGAACACGACTCAAAAGGAAAGCTTAATTCGTTTGAGGTTTATGGTCCAATAGTTTCTCAAGATATATCTGCTGGAGATGGGTCTTATTTAAGAGGCACTGTAACTGTACAGGATACTTATAGATAATGGATATTAATGCAAAAGACTGGGAAGCAGAAGCTACATATAAAAAACATGATGTAGTAAAATTTAATATACCATTAGATCATGCTGGAAACAATAAAGATATTACAAGAATCCAAGGAACACGTGGAGATGTAGCTAGTGTAATTAGAATCCATAAATTAGGTGATTTAAGAATTTCAGCATATGTTAAGAAAAGCAATAAAGACTCCAAATTAACAAATCATACAAAATTAAAAACGGTTACAGATAGTGATGGAATTATTGATATAGCAAGCTCTAATGGATTAGGAATAGGATTGAGATTTAAAGATTGGACTAATACCACTTTAGCCCCAAAAGATCCATTAAAAACTTTTAGAGCGATTACTTCTTCAGAAATAGTGGACGAAGAAACCCTGTTTATAGAAAAGTATATATTAAAAGAAGATATCCCAGAAGGGACAGAAGGAGGGTATCTCCAGCTTTATACATTTTGTTCCTCAATGGTAAGAGCGGGAGATAGCGTATCTTTTACAAATGTAAAAGTTGACTACGGAAGTCCTTATTTTTATTGCACAAATGACCATACCTCAAGAATTGCAAATTACCCCTTGAGCGATGAAAACGATGCTGCTTGGACTCAAAAATTTTTGTGGAGACCATCGTATGGAACATCTTTTGACTTTGAAGGTCTTAATCATAGCATAGAAAAAGACGAAGGAGAAGACTATCAAATATCATCTTCAATAAATTCTTTAAGAAGAAGAGTAAATATAAATTTCAATAACAGGGATGATAGAGAAGCAAAAGCTATTGTACATTTTTTACAAGAAAAACATTTTGAATATGAAAGTATATATTCATTAAACGAAAAAGGAGAAAGGCCAGAATCATTAAGGATAAAAGAATTTGATTTTCCAATATCCCTGCCTTACAGATTAGATTCAAAGTTTATATGCAACTCATTTAATCATCAATTAAAATTCAGAAATAATCATAATATATCTGCAGTTTTTGAAAGCCCATATGATAGCGAGCTAGAAAAAGTATGCTCTTTTAATGGGTACAATCCAAAGACAGACCTGATTCTTTTTGTTAAGCTAACTGGCGGAGGGCCTCCGTATACATTAAACATAGCAAAGGATACCAGTACAACACCAAATTTTTGGGATGCAAATGATGAGGCTGGAGGAGGCATTACAAATCCAGAGAACTGCCAAACATTTGAACCTAAAAACACTTGGCCAAAACATTTAGATGGAGTAACAATAACTCCTTCAGACATAGGAGGTGGATCTGGAGAAGTATTTTTACATAACTATCAAAAAGTTAGAATAACAAGTAATATATCAAAAGAAAGTACGAATGTCACAATTGAAGCCGTAGATGCAGACACAAGCATACAAATAAATGACGAAGCATATTTTCCTATAGTCATACCTTGTCCTGGGAACCCTGGAGTACATAGTATTTTTATAGATAAACCTGAAGAGATAATGTGGTATCCTTACTTGGCTGTAAGGAATTGTGAGTTCAAGCCATCTTATGTTCAAGATATAGAGCAATCGCCAAGAAATACTAACAGTGGGATTGTTGACCATTATCAAAAGCTTGATAAAGATGGGCCGAACCAAAATCTGTTTAGACTGCAAGTATCTTTTGATTACAGAACAGAAAAAGAAGCAAAAATAATATTACTTTTTCTGGAGCAACATTTAGGATATAAAAAGTTTAGATTTCAGCTGCCAAGGCCTTACTTGAAAAACAAAAGGCCAGAAACAACATTAACTCAAAATGAATCATCTATATTTTATTGTCCATCTTGGAGTCATCAAATAGTTTACAAGGATTGCCATAGAATCAGGGCTAACTTTATAGAATCTCCATCCGCAATAACAAATGAACCTTTTGATGATTTAATAAAATTTGGAAGAGTCGGAAGCATAGAAAAACCATGCTTTAAAACCATTTATAATCCATCTGTGGTAAAATATGAAATATGTCCACCCTCTTCTAATTTTACTGCAAGTTTAGGGCCTGAATTTGATAATATTAATGGCAATCAAAAATCGACAATTAGACAGAGTGATTTAATGATATGCATTGATAGATCGGGAAGTATGTCTGGAGCAAAAGCTGGAGTAGCGCAGACAGTAGGCAGGCAATTAGTTGCATCTTGGAGGCAAGACGATCAATCTCCATTTCAATATGTTACCGCTGTAAATCAACCAGTTGCCCACACTAATGATTTTCCAGAAAGTTTTGGATTAAGTGCGGCGGAACCTAACTTAGAACAACAAATTGCACGAGGATTTGATCCTACAAACTTGGACAAGTTTGCAATAAAAATCGATCAAAAACGAGTTAACCTTGGAATCGTTTATTTTAATAGCGGCTCCTCTTTAGCTTCAGGATTAAATGGTAGGCCCCAAGCATATAATAAAACAGGTTTAATAAATAGCATAGTAGCTCAAGCAGGAGGAGGCACTGCATTTGATGGAGCTATGAGAACATGCATAAATGAATTTAATAGAAGTGATAGGGCTTTTACCGTAAACAGTAGAATAATAATTTTTATATCTGATGGACAACCTTTTGACGGAAACAATGGAAGGGATCGAAGGAGAGATGCAGAAGATGTTGCTACTTTTGGAAGAAGATTACATACTTCATATTCCAGCGGCGGAGGTAATCCTAGAGATGATTATGTGGCTAAAGTAGCGGGGATTTTTCAAGCCGAAATAGATGCAGGATCAACTGTTGAACAAGCAGAAGCATCGTTAATCAGGCAGGGATATGACCCTAATTCAAGAACTGCCATAGGATCATGGGCAGATGATCCACTACCAGTTGTAACATTTACTGTAGCAGTTCCTGGGGCAAACACTGGACTAATGAGCAATATGGCTAGTAGGTACGGCCCTCCAGGAGCAGAGCAGCCATTATTTTTTAATGCGTCCAATGTAGCAGATTTAGTTCAAATGATTAGAATAATAATGGATCTTACAGAGGATACTGGTTCTCAAAATTTTGTATCATTTACAGTCAAAAATTGTGGACCAAAACCAGCAAGAATAATAGAAACAAAAGTTAGATTTGCTGATGATACTGATGCTCCACTCTTTACGGTGACCAGAGCTCCTGGGGTTTTTGATTACGATGCAAATGGAAGGACTCAAGGATTGAATACGGGGACATCAAGCATTAGCCCAGAGGCTAATACTGGCGGACAGTATATTAATGATGTAAATAATCCTAATTTTCCAGGCAATATGACAGGTAATGTAAAATGGAAAAGCGGCAATGTACCAGATCCTGGAAATCCTGGAAGATTTTTACAATTATTCAGGGGTGGAACAAGACTTGATGTTAATAATTCAGGAGGAGACCCTTTGATTTCAACCAATTGGAACGGAAGTCAAGGAGCGGCAAATATAGGAGTTTTCTGCAAAGATGATGGAACTAGGCCTGCTGGAGGAAAATACATAAGATTGTTCAGGGCAACAAACCCAGCGGTACAAACAGAAATAACAGATTTAAATATAGGAACTGTTGATGCAAATAATCCAGTTGGTAACTACGATCATCTCCCAGAGCTTCAACCTGGTGAAGAGCTGGATTTATTTTTTACTATAAAAACAAATAATTTATATGATGCATTGAGGCAGGTACAATTTGTTTTTGTAACAAGAGATGGATCATGCAAGCAAACAGAATGCTATGCAAATATTGATATTAATATGTATACAGTATCAAACAAAAATGTAGAGATAGATGGAGTAGACGGAGTAGATCCTCCTCCAGAGCAAGCACCTGCTCCTGATGCTCCAGACCCAGTGGCACCTGGTCCTCCAGCTCCACCTGATGCTACTTTTACAACCAGAATGTTTAGAAATGGCCCTGCTGGTCGGGTAGATGATGTTACTGATTTTGAATTTGAAGGAGGAAATTGCAGAGGAACGAGGCATGGATTTTGGCGGATACAAGATGCTCCGCAATGGTTAGAAGATGCAGTATCCGTAGATTTTGCTGGAAATTACACATATAATCCAAACCTAAGCATATCATTTGTTCCAGATGTTGGCATGCCATTTACATTTCCTGGCCTCTTTGGAAATCTAGATGATGCAGTGCCAAGTTTTGCTGGCAATTGGATAAGGATGGGGAGAATAATGGACCAACAAGCAAATGATATTTATATAAAAGAACGACTGCAAAATAACATTGGAAATTTTACAGTTGAAATATCAGATGGCACTAATATGCTAATTAGCCCTCAATACAGGACTGTAGACTGCTCATGAGTTTTATAACAACAGAGTCTGGAGTATGCCTATCAGAAACAGGCGCTTGCGATGGTGCATTTGAAGAAAAATGCGAAGAAAATTATTATGTAAAATCAGGAAAGCATATAACTTTTGTAAATGTATGCAATCAACCAGTAGAAATTACGGGATTATTTAATTCTGACCCAGATCGTTTCACATTAATGAATACTGGATTAAGTGGAGTATCAATATACGACTCTACACATCCGTTAGCTAATCTACCGCAAACAATCCAGCCTTACGAAACATATAGAATAAATACTTTTTTTCATCCAAAAGGAGAAGATTTTGAAACTGCAAATTTTGGAACATTAGCATCTCCAACAGGCGATCAATTTGGTGCAATAATAGATGTAAGACCAGGAGATATAAACTTTCCAAATTGTGAAAACTTTTTTACTTTATCTGGAGAATTTCTATGCAGAGAATGTAATGTTGATCTAAAGACTGGACTAGGAGAGTTTTTTCAAACTCTTAGTTCTGCTGATATGCCAGCTCCTGACCCGCCTCCACTTCCTTCAAGTTCAGAAAATGTATATTTTATACAAGGAACTCTAACTAATTTTGCTTGGGGACCAACACAACTATTACAACAAATGGCATTACATGGATCAGGGAACAAGCAAACAAGCGAAAATTATAGAACGCATTGGGCAGCTATCGCCCAACATATAGTAGACAGAAGAGCTACTGCTAACACATATTTTGATGGAACAACAGCAGATAATGTAGCTGAAGAATTTCAGGCAATGGCAATCAATGAAGCAACTCCTATACAACCAAATTTTGGAGCAGACAATGCTGGAGATTTTGAAGGAGCAATTGGTATTGCAAAAGCTGCAAATCAAATTTCATGGAACAACAACTGGGCAGGAGCAACATACAAAACAATGACTAGAGAAGGAAGTCCATTAGCATGGAATATGATATCAGAAACTATGAATCTTTTAGTTTCTGGTAATGTTAATGGTGCAGCAATTGAATTATATGGTACTATTTTTGAAGATAATGGAGAGGGGTTTGCTAATATCGATTTAGCTGCAAATCCTTTTGACCTAGACAATCTGGTCGATTTAGGAGTATCTGAAGTTAATGGAGTTGGACCGTTTTCAAATCTTGAAATAAATATGCAAGGATCTGGCGATATAAGCATAAACTATGGAGGAAATGCTTCATTGAATATAACAGCATCAGCTGGAACAAACAGAAGAGTTTTGTCTATGGGATTCAGAGATGGAAATGATCAACTTTATACCAGAAGCCAGAATCCATCTATTGCAAATCCAAGAGGCTGTGCAACTGCTGGGAGTACTGGGTTATCATGGACATTTCAAACTAACCCCATAATGTTTTGGAATGATATAGGAAATAATGCGGAAACACCATATTACGTTACAGACATTGTCCCTTGGAGCAGGGGGAACTACGATGTATTTTTAAATAACACTTTAATATATAATGCTGGTGTAGCTCAAGCACCACCAGCTAATTGGGCATTAAATGGATTTTCAAACGATATATTAGGAGGAGAGGGGCAAATATCACTAGACTTAAACTATTCGGGTCCCGTAGATAGTCCTCAATTTAAAATTAATTTTGTAAGGGCAGGATAATGAAACCAGAATTAGCTACAGAAATACACAATGCTGATCCTAATATAATCATAGAGTTATATCAGATCAATTTAAAAGGAAAAGGTGAATATTATTTTCATGCTGGAGAAAATGGCATAAGAAAAAAAATAGTTTTTAATGGTAAAGAATATGATCCAATTGCTATGAAAGTAAATGGATTTGAATATAAGGGTGACGGAAGGCTACCCAGACCTACAATGTTAATTGCTAATAGCATGGGAGAAATGTCATTAAAAAATATGTTCTTTGAAGATTTCATTAGTCATAAAGTAACAAGAATAAAAACATTCATTAAATATTTAGACGATATAAATTTTCCTGGAAATAATAATCCTTATGGAGAAGCAGATATACAAAATGCTTTTTCAAAAGATGAGTATTATGTAAATCAAAAAATAAGAGAAGATAAATATTCTTGCGAATATGAATTGGTTTCTATTTTAGAATTACAGGACATGAAGTTGCCTGGGCGTAGAATTATGGCAAATCATTGCTCATGGATATACAGAAGCACAAATGGTTGCGGATACAATAACTCCGCAGTTGCTGATATCAGAAATAAAAAAATAAGAAATGGTGGGTACAATGATAACTTAATTGGCCCAGAAACATACATAGGAAACACGGCTATTTCTGCTTCTTCTTTATGGGATCCAGATGGAAATTATAATGTCGGAGATGTCGTAGAAGTAAAACCATACGGTTATAATGAAAGCACAAAACCAAGCATGTTTTTTGTATGCTTAAAAGATAACACTAACTCAGACCCTAAATTTGATCATGAAAGATGGGCTCAAGATGAATGCTCAAAAGACTTGCAAGGCTGTAGGCTAAGATTTGGAGCAGGTGCCCCTTCTGATCAAGAAACTACTGACGGGCTACCGTTTGGTGCATTTCCTGGGGTCGCTCAATTCAGGCCAGTATGAAAATAAGAGAAAAAATAAAAACCATCTGCCTTGAAAATAAAGAAGAAGAATCTTGCGGAATTATATCTATGGATGATACAGGAAATTTTTTTATAAAACAACTAGAAAATGTACATGTTGAAAAAAACAAATATTTTAAAATCTCTTTAAGTGAATGGATAAAAGAAAAAAACAAAAATAAAATTTTAGCTGTATTTCATAGCCACACCAATACTCCAGAAAATCCATCTTCTTTTGATATAGATTATTCGGAAGAGTTATGCATTCCATTTATTGTTTACAGTATATATACCGACAAATTCTTTTTACATTTTCCAGAATCTTATGAGCCTGAAAAACTAGCTGGGCGATTCTATATAGAAGATATACATGAATGCACTTGCTTAATTAAGGATTATTTTGATAAAAAGTTAGATTTAAAAATATCTAAATGGCTTAAAAATTACTGTATCCCAAAAGATGCAATCGAGGCAAATGAATTATTTAAAAAAGTTTTCCAAAAAAATATGCAAGAAGTCAATAAAATAAATGAAATAAAAAAACATGATGTTTTAATTTTTAAATTTTCAGACAATAAAAAAATGCATGGCGGAATATATTTAGGAGATGAAATTTTCTTGCATCAAAAAACAAATCAAATTAGTTCTAGGACTTTTTTGGACCAAAGATGGAAAAGCAAAATATATAAAATATTTAGGCATAAAGCTTTAGTGTAAATATAGAAGTGAAAAAAGTTGTTTTACATGGGAAGATAGCAAAAAATTTTGGAAAGAGCTTTAATTTAGAAGTTTCTTCTCCAAAAGAATGTATTGCTGCAATCGATTCTCAAGTAGAAGGATTCAGAGAATATTTAATAAGGTCTGCCATGAACGGAGTTGTTTATGGACTAAGAGACAAAAACGGCAACTTTTTCGAGCCCAATTTATATGATATAAAAACGGCAGAAGATGAGCTACATTTTGCTGCAATTCCACAAGGCGGAGGTTTTTTTGGAGCACTATTAACTGCAGTTGCGACAACATATATTGGATTATGGCTTCAAGACTTATTTGAAGTACCAGAACCCCAACCTGGACAACAAATATTTTCGGAAAGTTATATTTATAGAGGCCCAAGGTCGCAAACTATTCAGGGAGGAGCAGTTCCCGTAGGATATGGCAGACTAAGAATTGGACCGACAAATATTTCAGACATTGTATCGAATTATGACTACGATGTTGATCGTGGCGAAATAATGGGTTTTGGTGTTAACACGGCAGGAGCTATAAGTGCAGCAGAATATTTTATAGGATCCTCTCTTTATTCTTATACTGCAGCAAAAGATGATGGTGCGGCAGCCGTTCAAGGTGGATATGTATACTCTCCAAATCAAGGAATAAATCCGTTCTCAGCCCAAGGAGATGCTGGACAATCTGGAGGCAATCAATTGGGATGGGACGGAGATCAAGCAAATAAACAAGGAGACATGGATCCTGATAACCCTAACTACGATCCCGCAGACAGTAACAGTAATAATTCTACAGGCGATCCTACTGTTCAAGACAGCTACAAAATAGGTATGGAGTACAACTTATAGCGGCAGTAGCAGATTCTTGTGTCACGCAAACATTTCCACTAAATTTAGATGGATCAGTAAATACATTAAATCCAGCTGTACCTGTAGCGGTAATGGTTGATACATCTCAAAAATATCGAGCATCAAATAGAAATGGCGACATCATTATTGTAGGGCCAAGATATAGAGGTGCAAATAGGGATTCTGGAATGGGATACACTTCTTTAAATTCAACATCTGTTAGAAAAAAACTTCATTTACTATCAGAAGGCCCAATTGAAGGATTAGTTGATCAAAATGCAAAAGTTCACGAATATAATTGGACTAATCCGACTAGCGATACAAATTTTGCAAAAGGAATATATGTAAATGATGTGCCAGTAAAAGATACAGTAACAGACGGCTTCAATGTTGGTAAGATAGATTTTGATCTAACAACTACAGCTGCAAGAGTATCAGTTCCCCCTGTTAATCCCTGCGACGATCCAAATAGCAAGTTTATCATTGGAGCAGGCAAACAAAGATTATTAAGAAAAGAATATTTATATTCTGGAATTACATTTGGAAAAAATGCAAGACTTTATGGTCCAAGAAGAGTAGATACAAAAAAAAATGAAGAGGAATATTTTGTATCTCATATTGTAACAAATCCAAATGTATCCCATGCAATGATAAGCATAAATATATTAGAATTGTATTATGTTTATGAAGGTGATTTTGTTGAAACAAGGATAAAATTAGGAGCCTTGCTTGGTGCCCTTGCTGGAGGCATAGTGGGGGCCATGCTTGCAGGAGATGCATTGGGAGATGTGACACTTCAAGCAACCATGGCAGGCCTCGGAGCAGGATTAGGGAAGGCTGCTGTTGCAGCTAAGCCAATCCCAGGTGGAGGCGCCGCACTGGGTTTTGCACTTGGGGGCGCAGCTGCATTTCCCGCAGGATATGCTGCAGCCGCAACTGGGCTAAATCTGGTTGAAGCGGCACTAACTATTCTAGCTGCTTCAGCAGTGGGAGCAATAATAGGAAATAATTTAGAATTATACAGCGGAAGAAAAATAGAAAATTCTGGAGAAACATGGCCTAATATTTTAGAGTTTAGAATTAAAGTTTCTAATGATGGACAGCATGAATATGAAACAGACATAAAGGTAAATGGGGTGGCTACAGAACCATATGTGAAAGATTTTTTAGTACCTCTTCCTGCAAGTAATCCAAATAAATCAAATAGAATAATAAAGGTATATAGAACCACTAGGCAAAAAAATGTTGTAGCTGAAGGAGAAGCTTCAGCTAGATACAGAGAAGATGCAGAGCTGCATTCTGTTACTGAAATCATTCCAGCAATACAAAATTTTCCAAAAACAGTAGTTGCGGCAACAAGGTTAAATGCCAAAGATTTTCCTAACCAACAATCAGATATATCATTTGACTTAAAACTTAAAAAAGTAAAAATACCTAGCAACTACAATCCAGAAACTAGAGTTTATAATGGAGTATGGGATGGATTATTTTTTGGAGAATCTGAGTTTGAAGAAAAAATAGATGAAAAATTTTTAAAATGGACAGATAATCCAGCATGGATATTTTATGATATTGTTACTAATGATACTTTTGGGTTGGGTAAGTTTGGTATAGATGGAACAAAAGTGGATAGATGGAATTTATATAAAATTGCAAAATTTTGCGACGAAATGGTTCCGACAGGAATACTTCCAAAATATGAAAAAAGGTCTTTTTCTTGTGAAAACCCAGAGTTTCCAAAACGGAAAATTCATATACAAGGAGGAATTACTGACGATGAATTCAAACAAGAATTTAGAGGCATACCAGCAGCAGAGCTAAATCTTACCCCAAACGGAGATTTTACTAAAGGAAAACAAATATGTCTTTTTTATGATAATGAAAAACATATAGGAGAAAAGTTTACGATAGTAGGAACCGACTTATCATCAAAAACTATAGAGTTAGACAGAGAACCAAAAGTAGGCAAAGGTTTTTGTGCAATAGAATTTTCTAGAAAACTTCTTGAACCTAGATTTACTTCTAATTTTTACCTTGATAAGGCTCAAGATGCATTTTCTGTAATAAAAAGAATATCAGAAATATTTAGAGCAACTCCATATTGGGCAGACGGAGCAATATTCTTATCTCAAGAAAGAAAAGATGATCCAGTTATGCTTTTTAATAATAATAACATTGGGAAAGATGGATTTGTATACTCTAGTTCCCCAAGGTCGCAAAGATATAATCATGCATCAATGACATATGCTGATCAAGAAAATTTATTTATGCCGCAAATTGAATATGCAGAAAATAGAGAGGGTATCATAAAGGACGATATAAAAGAAGTATCCCCAGATGGCTTTGGGATAACATCAAAAGGTCAAGCAAAAAGAAAAGTAAATCATATTATTAAAAAATCAAAGCTAGATAATGAATTAGTTCAATTTGATACAAATGTGATAGGCTCTTATTTAAGGCCAGGAGATGTAATCAAAATAGGAGATAAAACAAGAAATACATCTAGGATTGCAGGAAAAGTATTAAAAGTTAATGGAACTAACGAAGATAAAAATTTAACTATAGATATTGATTATCCTACAAAAATAGATCTAGATCCTGCTGACCCAAAGACTTGGAAAAACATAACTCTTTTCACTCCTAGTTTAAGTCATAATTTTGACACATCAAAAAATATAAACTATTGGGACCAATCTCAATTAGATAAATTTAGATCGAGTCAAGTTTCTGATTTTTACATCACTGGTATAACGAATCCTGGCAATGAAGAAAGAAATCAACTAGGAGTTACATATAACCCATATAAGTATGTAGAAGGAGCTTTTTCTTTTCATGAAGCAATAAATGACGCAATAGATAAAGGCGGAAGAGTGGCAAGGGTATCAAATTCTTTTGAACAAAGCCTACTTGAGCTATCTATCCCAAGCGGTGAATCTGCATGGATTGGAGGAAGAGCAATCTCAACTCTTCCAAATTGGATATGGCAAGAAGATAATTCGGCAATCAGTTTTTTAAAGTTTTATAATAACGTTAATCCAACAATTGATTTTTCTGAATTTGAATTATACACAAAGGTAACAGGAGAAGGCGATGTGGGGACAACAAATTATGGATCAATAATATTAAATTCTGGATCAGAGGCTGGAGGGTACATTTTTGAAAAATATGATACAAAAAGCTCTAACATAACTGACTCTACATCTTATATAATAGATTGCGAATCAAATCTATCTAGAAATGAAAACTACAGAGTAATAAATGTAAAAGAAAATAATCCAGGAGTATTTGCTGTTAATGCAATAAAGTACAATGAATCAATATATAATAATGTTGAAAAAATTGAAAGCCTAAAAAATAACTCCGCACCAAATATACAGACTGAAGTCGCATTAGATCCAAATGCGGTTAATTTTACAATAACAGATGCTGGAGGAGGGCAATACAATCTAAGTGTTGTATTTGATGTGGTCACTGGAACAAATTTTTATAATATAGATATTATCAATGAAGATAATATACAGGTAAGATCGTTTACTCAAAATAATGACGATACTTTATCTTCAATCACAAAAACAATTAACGGCATCAGTCTTGAACCTGGCGGATATTTTGCTAGAGTATCATCGAATCTGTAATGACTAAATCTAATATACAGTATGTGACGCTACAGAACCCTCTGTTAACATCAGATGGATATTATATCAATGGTATTTTTTATAGTGAAGACCCTGCGCCGCATAAAATAAGTAGTTTTGGACCAGGATTAAGCGGGGCAAGCTCTGGACAGTATACAACTGAAAGAAACTTTAACTGGGGCTTATATAATCCAGAATTAAATTATGTAACATATGACAAAGATGATATATCTAGTTTTAAAACATTTAGTGGTTTTGATGTAAATTTATACGAAGTAACTGGGGGAACTAATTATTATAACACAAGAATAAAAGATGAAGATAAAATTCTTGTAACAGGCATAACAGGAGAACAAAACTTTTTAAATTTTGAAATATATGTAGATGATAGACATTATCCATATCAAACAATTAGGCTTAACTCTCATAATGAATCTGGGTTTTTAAGTTATACTGGGAAAAATAGACAATTTGAAGCAGAGGTGATTTCTGTAGATAAATTTAATAATAGAAATACTGGTATAGCTATAATAAATAATGACCCTCCTACTGTTGATATACGCCCACAAAATCAATTATCAACAGGAATATCTGGAGGCAAATTTTTCATAGATTTTAATATATTAAATTCTGACATTAATCATGCAGAAGCCTATATATTTACTGGCTTATCAGATAATGGCGGATTAAATTATGACAACTTTGAGAGGGTTAATAATTCTCTTTACAGAAAAAACTTTTATGGAGAATATCAATCTATTTCAAATGGAACATTTTTAATTGATATTGATCCTTTTGTTGACTTATATTTAGCTGTTAGAGCTGAAGATTCAATAGGGTTTGGTCCCATTACTGGAATAGACAATGCATTTACGCATAACCCTTCAATATTTGATGCTACAGGTTATAGAATTAATGAAGGTGGAAAAGTTTTTTATGAAATAAATGGAGACTTTGATCAAAATGATCCATCATTTACTGGAGAATATTTAGTAAAAGCAAACGGTAGTACTTATACTTATTTCTCTGGAGCATCAAAAGATATATATGCAGGTTCAGGAATATTGAAAAAAAATAATTTTAAGCCCGCCAATTTTAATGATGAAACCCCTTTTTCACTAGAGAAAGATGTTACTTTAAGTTTTATAAGCGGGTTTAAACAATCTGGAAAATATTGGGACAATGAAAGTATTTATTCTGAAGAAAACAAATATGCAATATTTGATGGAAGCAATGGTATAATCAAACCTTATTCACTATCTGACATAACTGGTTTTCAAAAAGACATATTTACTTCTTATGCAGATTTTCAAAATTCAGAAAATAATATAATTGGCTGTTTTAGTATGCCAATAAATGAACCCAATAGTTTAGATATACAATTTGAAACTGGTGTTGGTTTATCAAATGTAACATACGAAGAAGCTCAAACAATATTAAGAGATCAGAATAAAATGTTGGCAGTTTTCATGTATGAAGAACAATTAGAAAAAGCTAAAAACATTTCATCTAATTTCCCTTCAAATTTTAAATCTGGATTTATAGGTCTAAAAAAAGAAAAAACAAATCTTTACAAACAAACTCCGTCTGGAGAATCATTCTTTTCAGAAGGCTTGGAGTTTTCAAATGTTGCAAAAAATTACGATTATAATTCTTTATCGAACACAGGAACGTCCGTAAATATTGTTTCAAGCAATTACGAATTAATAAATCAACCTTTGTTTGAAAATGAATGGTGTTGGATAAATAATTCTGGAAATGAAATATACAGAATTGCTGGATCGGGTGAATTTGAAAGAGATTTTTATTTAGATGCAGCTTTATATTTTAATGGACAGCATTGTAATACATTAAATAATGTAAGAGCAAATATACCTATAGTTAGAATTTCTGGTAGCGGGATTACATACAATCAGCAAAATGTAAATTTTCAATTTAAAGGTTTGCCAGACTTTTATTTAAATGGAAATGGCTATGGAAATCAAGGGACAATACATGGATACCAAATTTATACAGGATACAATTCTCCTATTCCAATTGAAAATGAATACTTAGCAGAAGAATCATTTGAGGGAGTTGATCAAGAAAATATATCTTATACTTTAGAAAATATAACATATGCAGCTCCCAACTTTATAAGGTTTGTTCCATATGACAGACTGGGGTCTGGCATCGCAACTACAACATTTTCAACCTCTTTTACTCAAGAAATAGGGGTAGGGCAGTTTGGAGTTCAAAATCTAGATTATGAATATAATTGTAAAAGAAATTGGACTGAAGTAAATTTTCCATTAACTTTTGGGGTAGGGCAAAGCCCCCAAATCAATTTCAATATATACTACACTGGAAACTATTCAAATAAAGACACAATAAAATTTGTAGGAGCAATGTTAAGCGGATTTGATTCTTCAAAAATAACTTTTGTTTTCTCTGATCTTATTCCTGATTCTGGTTATGCTTTAAGCTGGAATGCTCAAGTAGGAGAAGGTTTTAGTGAGCAGACCATTGGAGAGCTTGAAGAAATAGCAACTTCTGTACAATTCTTCGATGATATTGGAGAAAACTTAATTATTAGAGATCAAAGATCTATAGTTGATTCCCCAGCAGAGCAACTTTGGCAGACTGGATCTAATGACATAT